CACCTGGTCCGTCTGTGTAAAATCAGACGTAAAATTAGCGGTTGCTTTCGCAAGATTGCTTCCGTTAATCTTTGGTAAGGTGTCCGTGTCTAAGATAAAAGTTGTTTGGCATTTTGCGAGATTCTGTAGCAAGATGTACAGGAACCGAGGCCCTAAGGGACTTGCGCTCTACCTGAAAGCCTGTGCTGTAATCGTACAGCAGGTGGCCGGGGGAATGCAAGTGAAATCCCCGTGGGTATTAGGAGCAAACATTGCACGTACCAAATCTGGTATACCAAGACTTATTCCTCATGGACACCGTCAGTCTATATTGGCTGGCGACGTTGGAGTGATTAGACTTTGGTTGAGTCTTCTTGGACTCTATAGAGTTATAGAGTTCAAAGGAGCGCTCAAGTTGAAAACAATAACGGAGCCTGGGAAAGATATTTCCCGGACTCGTCGTGAGTTCAAGAAGTTTTGGGGTGACTTCCTTGATTCTTTATCAATTCACACTGGTAAGGAATCTCGGATAGACCCTTCAAGAGACTTGGATCCTAAGTCCCTCCCTCCTATCCTAAAAGCTAGCCCAGCCATTGGTGGAAACACCAGTGTCTGTAATTTCGTTATCGATTCGATAGCGATTTATTCAGATGGTGAATATTATTCAGCTCTGAAGGAGTGGTTAGTAGAGGTAGATGGGTTGGACCTACTCTGGGCTCTAGACTCAATAGGTGAAATATATCACCGTGTTGGTCTAGATACCCTTATCAAGTGGTGGGGGAAGCCCTTACCGCTTGGGAGACTGGGTTTTCTTGAAGAGCCAGGTAAGATACGTGTAGTGGCAATGGTACCACTCCTCATCCAGGGTATCATGAAGCCCCTTCATGATTGGATATTCTCGTTGTTACGAGTAATCGCAACAGATGGGACTTTCGATCAGATAAGACCAGTCAGGATCCTGTTGGAGTCATGCGAGGAAATGAACATCCGTTCACTGTACTCATATGATCTCTCTGCAGCTACTGATCGTCTTCCTGTAGACTTACAGGTTGACTTACTATCTGAGATCCTGGGTGTGAAGTTGGCCCTCCTGTGGAAAGGCCTATTAGTATCAAGACCTTACAGACTTCCTAATATTGCAAAGTCTTACAATTTAGGATTTAATGAGGTTAAGTACAAAGTAGGTCAGCCTATGGGAGCGCTGTCATCGTGGGCGATGCTCGCGTTGACGCACCATGCTATAGTGCAATTTGCTGCGAGTCAAGTGGGAGCTAAGCAACCGAAGGGTTGGTTTACCGGGTATGCGGTCCTTGGAGATGATATCGTTATTAGTAACGAACTCGTCGCTGCAAAGTACCTAAGTATAATGGATGACTTGGGAGTAGAGGTTGGACTCGCCAAAAGTCTGATTTCGAAAACAAGAAGTCTGGAGTTCGCTAAGCGAACTTTCATACGTGGGCGTGACTGCAGTCCAGTTTCACTGGCGGAAGTGTCTGTAAGCTTAGTAAACTTACAGGCAGCTGCTGAACTTTTTGCAAAATGCTCAAAGTTCATTGACTTAAAACTAAGTCATGTAGCACGCTTTGCAGGTTTCGGGTATAAGAACTTAGCTCAACTGCAAGTTGGGTTCAGTTTAAATAATCGTCTAAGTAGGTTGTTAGCGTACATCTGCCGCCCAGGTGGATTATTTCCAATGCCTTTTGAGGCGTGGATTTCGTCCATTGGCCCTGGGGGAGAGGGGGTAGCAAAAGACCACCGTTACTGGGTAACCGGTAAAACGTTGTGGAGACTATCCTTTCAGATTGTGAGTAGATCCCTAAGGCGATCTGAAGAAGTAATTCGACAGATTTTCATGTGGAACCTATCGGAAACAAAGACCCC